TCTAGAGAAGCTAAGAAATCTATTCAACTATCATTATTTTAAAGGAGAAACGAAATGAATCATGACTTCCAAAAAACAATGGACTTAAAAATAGTTCAAGAAGAACAATATGATGAATATGGCGATGGTGGAGAGACCTCTACTCTTATGCAAAAGAGTGTGTGTTCTATTTGTGGTGAAGCTATGTGGCAAGAAATAGAAACGGAATATGTAAGGGTAGGGAAATGAACCTACAACAAGTAAAAGAAATTTTACAAGAGATCCCAATGATTACGTTGAGAGAGGAAGAGAGGACTATAGACGTTCACTCAACCTATATATCATATGCTACAAAGAATAGTGTAATTTTGTTGTTAATTTCAGATAAAGCCATGTTGTCAGTTTACAATAAAGACGCCACTTTTCAGGTATCTGTTAATGTTAAATTTATCGAAACATTTAACTACAACATAATTAAGAAAGAGATAAGGGTTGGCTTGAAGCATGGTGGTTTCTTCAACTTAGAATAAAGGAGATAGTATTTAATGAACGTAATAGTAACATATGAAGGGATTGAGTTTCAGGTAGAGGGTAATTGGATACCACATATTACATCAAGCTTGTATGAGCCTTCAATGGATGGCTATATAGATGAGTATTTTATATACCACGAAACCGCTGATTTCACACAATGGCTTTCACAAGAGGCTATAGAGGGGATCCTTTTATTGGCTACAAAAGAGTATTCTGGTGTCTTACATTGCTAGTGTGCTATAGTGTACGGGTAGGGAAACCTACCCTTTTCCTTGATGGGAGATTTAATGAAAGAAAATAAGTTGGTAATAGCTATCACACCATACAGTACAAAAATCGTTGGTACTGTCACAGAAGCTTGCAAAGAGTATGATATTAATTATCGTACTCTTATCAAGTTAATAGAGACAGGTGGTCTTTTTAGAGATAATAAAACGTGTTTTGACGAGGTATACATTGGCAAAGAAAAATAATAACTCTACTACAACCACTACTACTGCTAAATCTAATATTACACGAGTATCTACACTACCATCAATTGACAAACCTCTACCACAAGAGGCAATAAACCACAAACAACCTGTAGTCACAGATGGTCAAGAGTGGGTCTCACGGACAGAGTTTGCCAAACGGCACGGTGTGACTCTTGCTGCGATAACAGCGGCTATGCGAACAGGGCGTATCAAATCTGATGCTATTAGTAATGTACACAGGGGGGCTAGGGTATACCAATACTTAGACTTCCCTTTAGCTACAAAACAGTATTCTGAAACAAGGAGAAAAGGTGCTTCAAGTGGTTATGCTGGTGAGCCTGAAATCCAGAATGCTCGGCAAATTCTTGATGAGTATAAAGCAAAAAAAGCGAAGTTGGATTACGAAGAGGCCTCTGGTGAACTAATAAAGCGCCGGTCTGCACTGAAATTCATTGGAGATGTTGCTATTGAACATAGAGATCGTATGCGTGGTATACCAGATAGGATTATTCCAAAAATATACGCAGCTGTTCTATCTGGGGAAAAACAAAGCTTTATTTATGATCTTCTTAAAGACGAGTTGGATTCGGCCTTAGGAGATTTAGCCAAGAAAGCAGAAATATATGAGGATGATGAATAACATATGAAGATGAGTGAACTATATAAACTGTGGTCAGAATATATCAAACCACCTGATAACTTGTTGGTCTCGGATTGGGCAGATGCAAAGCGCATCCTACCCGGAGATGCAGCCGAGCCGGGGAAGTACCGAACATCGAGGGTAGAGTACCTTCGGGAAATTATGGACAACTTTTCTCTACACTCACCAATTCAACAAACATGGGTGCTTAAATCTTCTCAGTCTGGTGTCACAGAAGCTGGCTTAAATTGGGCTGGATATATAGCAGACTATGTAAAAGCTTCTATGATGATTGTATGGGCAGACGGTAAAATGGTAGAGGAAAACTCCAAAAAGAGAGTGGATGGCTTAATCAATTCAACGCCTACTTTAAAAGAAATATTCACTTCAAAATCATCAAAACAAACAGGTGATTCAAATACCACACATTTCAAAACATACCCCGGTGGTGCTATACAAGTAGCAAGTGCCGGTTCGCCAAACGACCTTGTTTCGAGGCCACATAGATATGCTATGTGTGACGAGATAGACGAGTACAAGTCAAAGAACGTTGTGGATCTTGTTATTAAAAGATTTAGAACATTTGGGACAAGGTGGAAAATACTTGTCTGTAGTAAACCCTCTACCATAAGCGAAAGTATTATGTGGGAGGGTTATTTACTTGGCGACAGGAGAGAATTTAACGTAGATTGTCCATTTTGCCAAGAAGAGTTTTTCTTCGAATGGAAGGGGCTTAAGTGGGATAAGAAAAAACCTACCGACGTGTGGTACGAGTGTCCTCATTGCAAACAAAAATTGAGGAACTTTCAGAAGGATGGAATGATTTCTAAGGGGCGGTGGAAGCCTACGGTTGAGTCTAAAAAAGAGAACTATAGATCTTACCACATATCAGCCCTATATGCTCCTGTAGGATGGACTAGTTGGGAAGATTTAGTACAAGAGTGGCTTACAGCCCAGCACAACCAAAGAGCCTTAAGGAACTTTTACAATGACCAATTAGGCTTGCCATTTGATGAAAACACAGACGCTGTTGACTGGGAAGTAGTAAAATCAAGGCAGGAGTATCATTGGGAAACAGGTGTTGTACCTGACGGGGTTGTCCTCCTCACCGTTGGGGTTGATATTCAAGGTAACCGTATTGAGGCCACTGTGACGGGGTGGGGGCGCAGGATGAACTCGTGGAACATAGACTATAGAGTCTTTGTTGGCGACACAGGAAGCCTCTCTAGCCAATGTTGGTATGATCTTGAAACCTTACTTGGCTCATACTATTCAAAGAATGGCAAAAAGATGCCTATATCCGGGGCGTGTATTGATGCCAACTATGAGACTGCTAACGTCTATCACTTTGTGCGAAGGTATCCACAGACACGAGTATTCGCTATACATGGTTCGGACAACTTACCTGTAGTTTCATCGAGTGCAAAACCGGTAGATAATATTGGTGGGATAAAAATGCGTTCGGCTTTATTCCATTATCAATTAGGTGTATCATATCTAAAAGGAGAGTTAATGCACTGGCTTAGACAAAATAAAGACACAGACGAGTTTCCTTTTGGTTGGATACATACACCGTACGACAGAGATGAGGAGTGGTACAAGCAACTCTGTGCAGAGCGTAGAGAGGTAGTTCCTTCCTCATCTAGCAAGTATGGCTCTAAATTCCAATGGGTGAAGATGAGAGAACGTAATGAAGCATTAGACACCTATATTTATTCAAGAGGAGCGGCTCACCTTATTGGCTATGACCAATGGAATGAGAACCACTTTAACGAAATGTTTAGACTTTTCCCCGACAAAGCCATTGGTGGTGGGGTTATAAAGATAGAGTAGGATTCTAGATGGCTTGCATATAGTGCAAGTACTGAATTGACAAAACGACTCATATAAGGAGATAATACACATATGGCACTAACGGAAGATCAAATACAGATAAAATTAGATGCGTGGTATACAGCAGAGGCTTCTATAGCTACTTCTGGTCAAGAGTATACTATTGATACAGGTGGCTCTAAACGCACATTGCGTAGGGCAGATTTGCAAGAAATACGTAGGTCTATAGATTATTGGGAAGCAAAACTACTAGAAGTCCAAGGCAAGAGGAGACCATTTTATGTCGCAAAAAACTGGTAACAAAATAAATCCTCTAGCAAAAATGATAGATGGGGTAATTGGTGTCTTTTCCCCTAAAGCTGCAATGCAGAGAGATGTCTTCCGCAATTACAAAAACAACCCTTATACTGGCCATAGAACAAAATATGGTTTGAATGGGATGCAAAATCATGGGGAACAAACAGACTACTCGTTAGAATCATTAAGGAGTTTGAGCAGGACTCTTATTGGATACTCTTCCATCGCAGGTGGAGTTGTGAATGTAAAGAGTAGCAATGTTATTGGAACTGGCTTAAAAGTGAGACCTAATATCATATCTGGGTTAACTCCAATAACTACCGAAGAGGCCAAGGAGTTGTCTACTCAAATAGAGGAAAGGTTTAGCCTTTGGGCAAACTCTAATGAACCGGATTTTATGGATCAACATTCTTTTTATGAGCTACAATATACGGCATTTTTCTCTAAATTAGTGTCTGGTGATGTTGCTGTTTTATTGCCATTGGATAAGAACTCTTATAACCCTTTGAAAGTTAGACTTATTGAGGGTGACAGGATTATGAATCCTAATGGAGAACAGAACACAGAAACTCTAGTGAACGGCATTAAGTTGTCGAAATCTGGGAAGCCACTAGGTGCTTGGGTAAACGTAGCAAGTCAAAACGTTCTTTTTAGTGCAGAGAGATTTGTATATGTGCCATTCAAAGGTAAACGTTCTGGTCGTTACAATATGATTATGAACTATACCCAAAAAAGACCGTCACAACTCAGGGGTATCCCTGACATTGCTCCTGTAATAGAAACCATTAAGCAACTAGACAGGTATCTTGATGCTGAATTAGAAGCTACTGTAGTGGCTTCGATGTTTACCGCTTTCATTACAACTGACACAGGGAGCGCAGCTCCTATATTCGGTGAGATGAACTCTTTGGTACCAAGCTCACAGGAAGAGGCAGTTGACGAAACAGCACCTTCTTATAAAATGGCCCCCGGAGCAATGATTCCACTCAAGCGTGGTGAAAGTATTGTTACAGCAAACCCCGGAAGACCTAACGAGAACTTCGAGAAGTTCTTTGATGCGTGTATGAAGCAAGTTGGTATGGCCACATCAATTCCTTTTGAGGTTTTGACACAAACCTTCAACTCTTCCTTTTCGGCTTCAAGAGCGGCTCTCATGGAGTTCTGGAAGTATGTAAGAAAAGAACGATCTTCATTTAGTAGACAGTTCTGTCAACCTATATATAAGGAATGGCTTACAGAAGAAGTTATTTCAGGTAGAATTTCTCTTCCTGGTTTCTTGTCAGACCCTATTATTACAGAAGCCTATTGTGCCTCAGATTGGGTCGGTGTTGCACAAGGTATGATTAACCCTGTGAACGAAGTTACCGCCGCTGAAAAGCGTATCAATATTGGCATCTCTTCAAGGCATATTGAAGCCAGTTCTATAGGACACGATTATGAACAGGTAGCAAGAGACCTCGAAAGAGAAGTTGAAGAGAAGGACATTATTGAGGAAATAGACAAAGACCCCAAAGTAGACTTGGGAGAAAAAAACAAGAAAAAGGGGGATAAGTAATTATGCCAGATGAATTATTGTCAGTACAAGAGTTTTACATAAACAAATTACAAGCACTAGCAACTGAAAGCAACATGAAAGCGTATAACAATGCGCTTGAAGAAATGCGTACGGAAGGCGAGGATGCACTTGATTTAGTAAGGCTTGCAGGGATGAATTATTATAAATTAGACAACACTGCGTATCTTGCTATAAGAGGCTATATCTCAAAGGATTGGTCTTTTGAAACATGGATAAGTGGTGGTCGGCCACTCACACATCTTGTGGCGTTATTTGATGATGCCGAGCAAGATGAAAGCATCGACACAATTCAGCTTATGTTTGACACGCCCGGTGGGAGTGTATCTGGTGTAAGTGAGTTTTTTGATATTATAAATAATTCGAGCAAGAAAGTGTTAGCACACGCTCAAGGTACGTTAGCTTCGGCTGGTTATTGGCTCGCTTCAGCGGCTGATTCAATTACGGCAACTAAGACGAGTATCGTTGGCTCAGTAGGAGTTATGTTAGAACTAGTTGATAGGTCTAAGATGGACTCAGAAAGGGGTATTAAACGGTACACATACAAGTCGACAGGGGCTGAAATGAAGAACGTTGAACCGGGAAGTAAAAAGGCGGACGAACATTACCAAGCGTATGTGGACTCTGTGTTCGACATTATGAAGGGTGATATTGCAAAGGGTCGAGGAATTGATCCTAATGATGTCGCTGACAAATATGGTAACGGAGCAGTATTCGTAGCATCTGAAGCTGTGAGCCGTGGAATGATTGACAAGATTAACAACAAGTCGATTTTGGCTGATGCTAAAGACTCTTCAGTTGAAGAGAGTATTATAACGAGAGGAATAATTATGGCAGATAAAAAGGTAGAAGCCTTAGTGGAAGCACCTATCGCAACAGCAACTGTTGTGGTTGATGAAAAAGCTATTTTAGCTTCAGAAAGAAAAAGGGTATCTGATATATCAGCTCTTGGTTATGGCGAAGTTACTGCAAAAATTGTAGAACAAGCTATTGCCGAAGGTTGGGAAGTTGGTGTATCGGCTATTGCAATCAATAAGGTAATTGTTGAACACAGCAAAGCCGTGGCAGTAGACAGAACAAAAGATGCAGAAGTATTAGATGGAATCACAGGTAGCTTAGAAGGCGATGAAGATATTCCAGATACTACCAATGCTATTGGGATGTCAACAAACGCCATAAATAAAGCTATGGATAGAGAATTGGCTAAAATGAAAGGAGATAAATAATGGCAGATAATGAATTTGCAACCATCTTACTTGGTGGTAACGTAAACAGTAAGAAAGTTACTGTTTTAACAGGAAACACTCTTGTCAAAGGTGACGTTGTGGCACAGACCGCCGCAGGGACTGCTGATTTAGTTGGCACTGGTGTAGCTACATACGCTATAGTCCTTGGTAAAGTATACAAAAAAGGCGAGTATAAAGTTACTTGTAACACAGCAACAAACGGAGGAACTGCCGGTGTTTGTTCGGTTTATGACCCTAGTGGAAGTTACCTTGGCGTACTCACTATTGGTACCAAATTCGAGAACCCTCAAATCGACATCACCATTACAGAAAGCACTGACCTTGTAGCAGGTGATGTTGTTACTATTACTGTTGCCGGGTCCGGCAAGTATGTAAAAGTAGATAGCGCTTCTGTTATTGGCGGAGTTAAACCAGAAGGGATCCTTCTTGCTGACGCAGACGCTGCAAGTGCTGACGTGTTGAGTGCAATGTGGATTACTGGTGAGTTTGACCAAGCAAAGCTTGCTGTTGGCACAGGAGAAGTGGCACAGTATGAATTAGAATTAAGAGGTCTTGGAATCATCTTAAAAAGCGTAAGCGGAGGTAACTACTAATGGGCACTACTTTAGATATTTTTGATAGAACCAAAATGACAAAAATGTTCACAGAATCAAAGGTTCCAACAATGTGGCTCGTGAATAAATTCTTCTCGAACCCAAACTCTGTCACAGAAATGACAGCAGGTACGAAAGTTATTATAGATAAAGTAAACGAAATTCGTTACAAATCTGGATATACAAAACGTGGCCAAGAGGCAATTCTTGTTGGCAGAGCAGGGTACGATACTTCAAGCCATACACCTCCTTTCATTAATGAAAAGATTCTGTATGATTTTGAGAATGACTCAGTTCGTGTCGCAGGGAACGTTCCTTTTGGTGGCTCTGTGGATAGCGCAGACCAAGCAGTTGGTGAACTTCGCAAGAACACAGAGGAACTAAAACGCAGATTCATGAGAGAACTTGAGTTCCAAGCAGCATCAGCAATGATGAATGGTAAGATTGTTGTCGATTCTGGCGAAGAATTTGACTTTGGTCTTTTAGGAACTCATAAAGTTACAGCAAGTCCACTATGGACTGGGTCTAGCCCAACCATTTTGACAAACCTTTCAACGGCTGCTTCTTTGAACGCCAAAGATGGTGGACTTCCTTCTAATACAATTATTATGGGGAATACTGCTTGGAATGCTGCAATCAAAGATGAGAAATTCTTGGCTCAATTCAACCAACAGCGTATTGCTTTTGGCAATTTAACCGAACCAAGATACGAGCAAGACAACAGAGTATCATGGAAGGGTGTTTTAAACCTTGATGGTGCTTCTTGTGATGTATGGTTGTATGAACAATGGTATTTTGACGGTTCAGATACTGTTAAATATATCAATGACAAAAAGGTTTGGATTGGTTCTGACATGGCTCGTTTTGATAAATACTTTGCAGGTATCTTTGATGCCAAAGCAGGGAGAACATTCAAAGGCGAGTATATCATCGACCAGTTTATACAAGAAGACCCAGACGGGATCTATACTAGACTTCGTTCTGCACCTCTCCTTGTACCTGTGGAAATTAACAGTTTCTCTATCCTGACTATTACCTCTTAAAGGAGCGTAGCATGAGCGTATTCGATACAGACCTTCGTAGTATTATTCAAGCAGAGTTCGCTATAGGAGTTCATATTGTTCAAGGCACACAAACTTGTGATACCTTTGGAATATTTGACAACCCTACATCGGACGACGATAGGATTAAGGGAACTTATACTATCAATAAACGTGATGCAAGAGTAGTATTATTTGCGCTAGATATTGAGTTTGAAATAACCGATGAGGCTGTTTTGACCATAGACGGTGAGGAGTATCGGGTACGTAATGTTGCCCCGGATAATACAGGTAGTATTGTTATTAGCTTAAAGTAGCAAGGAGAAGAAAGTTATGAGTAATATGGTAAAAATGACCAGTGAAGTTAGATATGAGGACTTCATCAAATTTACAGGTATGTATCGTAGCTTTCGCTCTAAGCTATTATATGGCATGGGTGCCGACGCCTATAAGGTGTTGTATTCAAGCTTTGTCGCTGGCCAAGAGTTGCGCTATCATGTTGTGAAATTCAAGCAAGGTAGCAAGACCCGGCACAATGCGTATTTTAGTATGACCGGGAACAATTCAGACCGTTTGACTTTGAGGTCTAACCCAATGAACTTATATGAACATGGGTTTACTCAACAGAACGGTAGAGTCGAAAGACCACGGATGGTGCTTACTCAAAAGCTTCCTGCTATTATGAGGAGCAGAGCTGAGATGATCGCCAGAAAGGTCGATAGGGAGATGCAAAGTGAATTTGATAAAATTAGTATTAAGTAGATTAAAAGAGTATACAGAATTGGGCTTAAACCCTCTTCTTATAGATGCTGGGCTTAGTACTGTAAGTGTCTTCAGAAACGCACCTGTAGTTCCCCGAAAAGATACTAGAATGATTGGCATTGTTACTTCGCCAGAAGAGGGCGCAATAACATACGAACAAGGGTTTATATCATTTAAAATAACGATAGATTTGGTTCTATCCCAAGAAGATGATATTGAAACTGACGAATTAAAAACTAAATTGTATGACTACGCAGACGTGCTGTTTACCTTTTATGAAGGAAGAATATTTGAACACGGAGAAACAAGGGTCATGTCGTTAGCAGTATTCCATCAATTTAACGGAACGCCACCGGAGATAGTCTTAGAACTTTTAGTGGCGAAAGATTATATATGTTAAAATCATAAGAGGAGAAAAATTATGAGTGAACATTCAGTAGCTGGGAAAAGAGCAAGAATCTCTATTGGCGTAAAAGGGGCTGTATTAACGACAGCCGCAGAACTCGTCAACGGTTCTTATTATATTATAGGCACAAAGGGTGAAACTGGTGTTACAGCTTTGCCATTAGCAATCCCTATAGGGAGAGTTTTTCGACCAACAGCAGCTACAGCAATTACATTAGCTGCAGGTGACAATGTTTATCCATTATCATTTAGTGTTTTGTGCATTGCAAAAGACAAAAGCATTTCGTATGCCAAGGGTGAACTTGATGCAACCACAGACGGTGACGACGTTATGGATTATATCTCTAACGAACTCCCCGAGCAGAGTTTCACTTTTGCAGGAAATAATGCATTAGATCCTACTCTCTTGAAAAAGTTTGAGTCACAATTCGATGTAGTCATCACAGATGACGGCTCAGGAACTTATACGGTTTCTGATATTAGCCATGATATTATCTGGTTCAAGATTGATTACTCGGAACAGAATCGTGCTACAGGAGATTTAATTAAAGCGAAGATTGCCCCTGCAATTCTCACTTCATTAGATGTGAACGCACCAATGAATGGCATCCAAGACTTTTCTATTAACGGTAGATTCAAATCTGCTGACGAAGATGGTCACAGAGGTGCATTGTACTATGGTATTCAACTTGCTCCTGCCGAGGCATAATAGTAATGAATTGGTGGGGGAAACCCCACCTTTGTATTAGGAGATGTATAATGATATTAGAAGTAGAAAAAAGAAAGGGAGTATTCCCTAGGCTGAAATCTAATGGGAAATCTGTAGAGAATGTTTCATTCTTGAATAGATATTTTTGTGAACACAGCCAAACATGGAAGAGTGTATTTGAGGTTATGGAAGTAGCCTATGTAGCTGAAGTAAAGCCGAGTGTAGCAAAAAGAGGCATAGTAAAAAACGGCGTAGAAGAGGTAGTAATACCTATGGCTAAGGAAAATGTAGTAAAACCGGCAACTAAGAAAAATAAAAAATAGATACTTCTTTGGAAGCAAGAAGTAATCTAAAAAGGAAAAACACGCATGAAATTAAAAGGCAAGTTAATCACAGAAAAGACAAGAGCAGAATTGATGAGTACTTTTATACCAGACCAAGGTATATTTGAAGATATGAAGGAAGAGGACAAGCCTATTATTACTTATAACGCACTTACAAGCAGTGAGTATTCACAAACCTTCCTTAACATGGGGATGCTAAACTCATCCAAAATAGATTTTGTGGAACTCGTTATCCCTCGTATTGTTAAAATTGAAAACTTAGAACTTGAAGATGGCACTAAGATTATCACAGGTGAACAACTTGGTAATATAACAGCAAGCGATGCGGTAATGCACATTATCTCTGGCCTTGGCTTTAAGCTAATTGAAGCCGGACGTTACACGGAAACAGAAGTAAAAAACTAACCATCGGCTTTCAGATAGCATATCGGGGTCTATTTGGAGCTGATTTTGAAGAAGAATTTCGTGATGAGATAAGAGAACGCATCCCCGGTATGGAACTCTATAACGAAGAAACCAAGGAGTATGATTGGAATTACCTAACGGTTAGCCCTGATGAAATTGAAGAGTTCAACACGCCGTTCATAAGAGGAGCGCTTAACTTGTACAGAACGTTTAAAGCATGTGGCATAATGCCACATGGTGGTGGGTACTTACACGAGAAACCAACGGTAATAGAGGTGTACACTATGTTCGATTATCTTTCCCACAAGATGGAAGGTTGGATATATGAGAATAGCAAGTACTTATAACTAAGTGGGGGAAACCCCACTTATATTGGAGAGCATAGCAATATGAAGATTGAAACAGTATTCACCGCAAAGAATCTCACTAAAGGTGAATTTACGGAGATGAGAAAGGGTTTCTGGCAAACAGAGAAAGAGCTTAAATCTGCAGAGAAAGCCTTTGGTCGTTTCAACCTAGAATCATTTAACAGGTCATTTCAAAGAACATCGGCCTCTTTTGGACTGTTCAGAGAAAAGTCTGAAACAGCTACAAAACAAATGCAAATGTTTCGTAAACAAGCTGAGAAACTTGTGCGTAGTGGGATAGACCCACAGAACGAGGCAGTAAGGTCTCTAAAAAGTGCGTATGAGAATATACGTGTAGAAATGGCTAATGATCAGTTCAATACTATGAAAGATCGCATGGGTAAAAACGCAAACGTGATGTCTTTGACAGGCAATAAGGCTGATGTTCTTCGTGGAAACATGGCGTTTCTTAAAAAAGAGATGCAAAACCTTGTAGCCCTTGGAATAGACCCCCAAGATAAAAGAATGCAAGACTTGTCTGGAAGATATAAAACGGCTGTTAAAGATGTTAGGAAATTAGATAACAGTTTTGGCTCAATATCTAAGCGAATGGGGACACTCATAAAATCATTTGTTTCTGCTCAGGCTGTTTTATACATAGTTATGAAAGCATTTAGGGCAATAACAGGTACTTTCAGAGATTCAATGAAAGTAGCAGCAGACTACGAAGAAACAATGAACTTGTTCTATACTACATTTGAAAAATCAGCAACAAAAGCATCTGACGCCGTAGCCGATTTATCCAATCGACTTGGCTTCGCAGAGTCTACAGCAATGGATGCTCTAGGTGCTGTTGGTGATATGGCTATTGGTTTTGGTGCTACAGACAAGCAAGCGTTAGATTTAGCAAAAACGGTAACAGAACTTACTATAGACCTTATGTCATTCAAAAATATAGAAGGAGATCTTACTGAAAACGTTTCAGCCTTTACATCTGGATTGCTAGGTAATACCAAAAACCTTAGAAGGTACGGTATACTAGTTAGAGATGCAAACGTTGAAGCAAACCTTTTAAGAAAAGGCTTAGGTGATCTTACTGGCGAAGAAAGAGAATTAGCAAAAGTTCAAGAGAGATTGAATATAGCTATAGCTCAATCACCTAAAGCTCTTGGTGATATGGAGAAAACATTAGACTCTACTATTAACGTTACTAGACAACTCAAGGAAGAGTGGAAGAAAACGATGGAGTCTATAGGTGGTATTGTAAATACAGTTTTAACTCCGATTAAAAGAGAATTGTTAGGCTTTTTAAAAGACATAAATAGTATATCTGATGAGCTTAAAAATATTCAAGATAAATTAGAAGTCGGTGCCGTTGACGAATCTACTATTACTCAGCTAGAAAAAATGCTTGATGTTTTAGAATCTAAAGCACAAGGATCTATGGAAGGTGAAAGTTTTTTAACAAAATATGCTAAAATAGTTAATCCTTTATGGCGTGTTCTTGGCATGGGTAAGGCAAGCAAAGACATGAAGGAAGCGGGAGCTTCGTTAGTCCTTGTTAGAAAAGCAATTGAAGACGCAAATAAAGCAGCCGAAAACACAGCCCTTAGAGATGTGATGAAAGCGGCAAAA